AATCCTGAGTGGATTGAAGACGGGGAGATTGAGCGGCAGGACTACTTTGATGAGGAGGGGATCGAAATTGCCCGTGGAACAACCCTACCTGATAAACAAAAAAGTGGGACACGGCCGAAAAAATAAAATCAAAAGTATTGAATAAACCTCAAGGTATGGATACTATCGAAACCATATGACTATGCTGAATAGTTGCAGATACGAAAGGGTAACCTTTCGCGGTATCCATTCCGGTGACGGTAATAGGAGACGTAAGTCATGAAAATGAAACTGAAATTAGATGATAATGGGCAAGTAGCTTTAAACGATGAAAAGCCTATTTACATCATGGAGGATGGAAAAGAGTTTGTGGCCGATGTACCCTCACTCTATTCCAAAACACTGGAGCTAAAGGGGGAATCTAAACGCCATCGTGAGGCGAAAGAGCTAGCCGAGACACGGGTATCTTTTTATGCAGATTTGTTTCCAGATATGGATGCAGAATCTCTTAAAGAGTGGAAGGCTACGGCGGACGCTGCGTTAGGTACGGTGAAGAATTTAGAGGACAAGAAGTTACTGGACGCAAAGAAAGTGGAGATCATAAAAAATGATCTTCGAGAAGCTCATGATAAAAACCTGGCAACGATAAAGAAAAGTTTTGCTGAGAAAGAAAGTGACTATCAGGAACATATCTCTAAAAAGGATGAGCAGATTTTCAAGCTCATGGTCGGGAATGCCTTTGCGAACAGTAAATTCTTCTCAGGGAAAGACCCTTTGACCTTGCTAACTCCAGATATTGCTTTAGCCGCATTTGGAAATAATTTCAAGGTCAAAGAGAACGAGAATACAGGCGAGCTCCAGATTGTGGGATATTGCAATGGAACAGAAATCTTAAGTACCCAACCTGACCGAGTAGGTGAGATCGCTTCCATTGAGGAATCAATTGAAGTCTTAATTGATCGCTATCCTAATAAAGATCGTATTATGGCAGCGGGAAGGTCGGGTAGTGGTGCTGGAGGTGGTGCAGGATTCTCAACGGGGGGTGGTGATGAAGTTTCGCGGCTACAAAAACAATATAAGGCGGCGCAAGAAGCAAAAGACGCACGTCTTATGATCACGATCCAAAACAAGTTAAACAGTCTGCAACAGCAACAGCAAGAAGGGCATTAAAATAAGTTCCTTTATGGGATAACCCTGTCCTAACTGTTGCTGTAGAGACTATGAAAAAGGATGAATAATGGCTAATCAAAATGCTGCAGCAACTGTTTGGAATTGTCCTAATTACACTGGTGAGCTCTATTTAATTGGAGCAAATCAAACCCCATTTCTGAATATGATTGGCGGATTGCAAGGAGGTCGTGTCAAAACGGTCTCTGATTTCCAGTTTCCGCTGGCACAACCTTGGGCTCTGGAGAGTGCCAGCCAACCGGCGATCACTGAGACTGCCTCACTGACTGCGCCCAATCCGTGGACCTATGTCCGTGCGCAAGACGTGAACACCTGCCAGATTTTCCAACGTCAGGTTAGTATTTCGTATGCCAAGCAATCGGTAGTGGGTCAGATTACGGCCGATGCTACCACAAAACTAGCTATGCTAGACCAACAACCTGTGCAAAGTGAGCTTGATTTTCAGATTCAGGCCCACTTGCGACAGATTGCAATTGACGCGGAGTACACCTTTTTAAATGGTGCCTATCAACAAGCGACTGCGGCAAATGTCGCGGCTAAAACGCGTGGCATTATTACCGCATGTTCAACGAATACGGTAAATGCTGCAAATGCAGCACTGACAAAAGCCCTAATGGACAATCTTTTGCGTACCATGGCTGGCAATGGTGCAGAGTTTATAAACCCAGTTTGTTTTGTGAATGCTCGCCAAAAACAAAAACTCAGTGACATTTACGGGTACGCCCCAATGGACCGCAATGTTGGCGGCTATAACATTAAGCAGATCGAGACTGATTTTTGTGTGCTAGGGGTGGTGTATGCACCACGCGTGCCGACAACCACATTGCTGATTGCAGATTTAGATCCTTGTTCTCCGGTATTCCTGCCAGTGCCTGATAAGGGGGTCCTATTTTATGAGGAGCTCAGTAGAGCAGGCGCTTCCACAAGTGGTCAGATTTATGGACAAATGGGATTAGATTATGGTCCTGAAGAGATGCATGGGACCATTACTAGCTTGTCTGTAGCCTGATTTTCTGTGTTTGTGGGATATGTTTTTTAATTGAAAAAAATTGATAGGAGATAAACCATGGCTGGGAAAGTTAAGGCAAACAAGCGCAGAGACGTAGCCGCGCTTGCTGCACTCGATCCCGACTTGCGATGGTACCTTGATCTCTTAAACGGCAAAAGTGCTGTCTGGGGTACTACAAGTAGTACTACCTCTACGACCACGACCACGACAACTTAAGGAGTGTTCCAGGCAGTAAGGAGATCTGACATGGCAGGTAAAGAAAACGCGAAACGGAGAAGGTTGTTAATTAACAATCCTTCTATTCATCCACGACTGCGATGGTACCTACAGCAACTTAATTCAAAGTCTGCGGTATGGGGTACAACTAGCAGTACTACTACTACCAGCACTACTACCACCACTACTACCACTACGACAACAACAACAACAACAACAACAACAACCACGACAACAACCACGACAACAACAACAACAACGACAACAACAACAACAACAACTACGACAACAACAACAACAACAACAACAACTACGACAACAACAACAACAACAACAACTACGACAACTACTTCGTAGTTCTAAGTGTCCGTAATGGCTGGGGAAACGGAGTTTTAGAAATGGCATCAAAGGCGACTTTTTTTACGAAAGTAGGGGGTCTTGCTTCGGTGATTTGGGACCCTGAAAACGACCAACCTTTAATCGAATTCAACCGTGAAGGGTTAGTTTGCATAAAGGATTCTAATTTAGCTAAGAAATTAGCTGAGTTAGGGTACATGGAAGTCTCAGCAGATCAAATCACCAAAGCAGGCCTTACGTTGCCGAATATTCCCGAAACAAAAAAAGGGCCTGGAAAGGGATACACACATGATTCCCAAAACCCCTTAGAGGGGGTCCCAAATGGGGTAAGTGGTGAAAGTCCTATGGAAGCTTACCTAAAGCACGATAAAGATGTGGAGGCTAAAGGGAGTTCCAAGGGGCGTACTATTGTTCAGTAAGAGGTAATATGGCTGATTATTGCACGAATAGTGATTTGACCGACGTTAGACCCAAAATACTGAGCTACGGTGTTAGTGATTGGGCAGATCAAATCGCTGAGGCAACCCGGGTAATAAATAGAGCTCTTGAAACACGTTGGTATCGTCAAGCTTGCCAAGAGTATGAGGTTGATTACCGCGAGATTCAGTATGATGCTGACCTACTCTTAAATGCTACGACGCAGCTAACGAAATTAGGTGTCTACAAGTCTCTCGAGATTATCTATAAATACCTAATGAAAGATTCCCCCACAGATGATGGGTTTAAAATGCAAGCTGAGTTTTTCGCAAAAGAGTATATGCAAGAACTCTCTGAAGTGCTTGCACAAGGCCTAGATTATGATTGGGATGAGTCGGGGGCTCTTTATTACACTGAGAAGCGTATGCCTCAAATGAGGCGGCTACAAAGGGTCTAGAGTATGGTTAGAGGGACGATAGAACTACAAGGTGAGACAGCTATCATAGCAAAGCTTGAAGGCCTTGATTTAGCTCTAAAGCATAATAAGCGTTTGATGGGAATTATAGGTAACTACATAAAACTCCAAACGCTTAAACGTGTCTCTCGTGGCGTAGATGCTGACGGGGTCCCTATGGTAGAGTACTCTAAACTCTACGCAGCAAAGCGAAAAAAAGCTGGGTTGCCTACGGGAAAGGTAGATTTATTCTGGACGGGGAGTATGACAGCTTCACTTACGTATGTGCCATTAGATGGGGTCGTGAGACTTTATTTTATGGATACTACGGATAAGTTTGGCATGCGTAACCCTAAAAAGGCTTATTTCATTCAAACGCATAAAAAGAAGCCACGTCATTTTTTTGCCATTAGCATGAAAGATATTACGGCAATTGAACGCGTGGTGAACGATTATGTGGATAGATACCTAAGGAAAGTGGTTATCAGTGGCAGCAAATAGCAAACGTGAGCAGATCCTCACGGCCATAAAGACAACTTTAGAGGGCATCAGTTCAATAGAACATGTTGAGCGAAAGCCATTAAGAGATATGGCAGAATTAGAGGAATATCCTCACACACAATTACCGCTTGCGGTAGTTCTAGGAGGATTACCCGTTCCGGTTGATAAAGTTAGTGATCGTGATATCGCATTAGATCGCGTAAGGAGCACTGTTACTGCTACCATTTTTGTCTATGCAATTGAAAACGACAATCCAGATACCAAGATAAGCACCTTGGCTGACGACGTTTGGGCGGCTATGTATAACGATATGACTCTGGCTAAAGATTGGGTTATTGGTATGCATATCATTCCTGAGATGGAAACGGCTTATTGGTATCCCTATGTGGCATTCAGCATGCAAGTAGAGATTATCTACTTGCATGGTAAAGGAGGACTCTAGTCCATGGCAACCCCTCATTCGGTTAATAACTACACTATCAGCAAGGGAATTTTATCCATTGCACAATATAGTGGTGCTAATATTGGGACTTATGTCGATGTCGGCAATTGTCCTAGTATGGAAATTGAACCCTCAATCGAACGATTACCCCATTACTCCTCGAGGGCTGGAGCACGGGTAAAAGATAAAAATCCGGTTATCAGTACCGAGTATGCAGTACGGTTTGACCTTGACGAGATTGCGGCAACGAACCTCGCAAAATTCCTTTTAGGGAATATTGCGGGGGGTAGTGTTATTTCTGCTCTGCAAGACACAGATAACGAGTATGCACTTCGTTTTGTTGAAAATAACCCTGCAGGACCTAATAAAACGTGGAACCTTTGGAAGGTTACCCTTGCACCAGGCGGACCTTTGCAACTTGTTGGTGATGGCACTGCTTGGGCTGTAATGAGCTTGCAAGGTGAAGGCCTGGCTGATACAAAGAATCACGCTTCAAGTCCGTATATTACGGTCACCTATGCCTCCACGACGACGACTACATCAACTACTACCACATCGTAATAATAATTAAGGTGTTTTTATGCGCAAGCGAGAGACTATAAAAATAGACGATAAAGAAATTACGATTAAGGAATTGACTGTAAAGCAGATCATTGAGATTGGTGAAAAGGTAGCTAATCCAGGTGAGGCTAAGGCAGGGCTAAGTGATTTTGATATGATCAAAGATGCTTTTAAAGAGCACCTGGCATTAGGTGTTGAGGGCATTGCTTTTGATGACTTAGTCGAGTTAGCCCCAAGTGAGCTCAAGACGATCTACGAAAAGTTTAAGGAGGTGAACGGTGTTTTTTTCGAAGTAGCGGAGCAGGTCGGGATACTCGATCTACTCCAGAGGATCAAACTCGAGCTTCAAAACGGCTTTTTAAAATCGCTTGCAGATTAATACATTCAGGGCATCTCAACTGCCTAGATTATGGTTACAGTTACTTCCTAACAGCGTATAATGAGTACATTGCAATAAGGCACGAGGAACAGCGAGACCGCGCTATCAGTAGCCGTATGGCCTATCATGCAAGTGGTCAAGATTGGCGCCAATATCTACGTGGTAAATGAGGGGGTTTTTTAAATGCCAACAACTGATAACCTTCAGATCAAAATCTCCCTAGATAACGCGGCTAGTAGTGGCCTCAACCAGGCGAAGTTTTCCGTTAAAGAGTTAGGAAAAGCAGTAGACCTAGCTTCGCGAAGTATGCGGCGCTTTGCGCAAGCCTCTTTAGGATCTACAGATAATCTAAATGCTCAACTAAACGCTGTTGCAGCTAATATGAAAGTGCTGAATAAGGCTCTTGCTGATGTGACTAAAAAATCACAAGTTACATCAGACCGTATTAATAACCTCAACAACGCCCTAACTAAAACAGCTAGAGGAGGTCTCAGGCGATTTGACACATCTTTAAGTGGCATTCGTGGAAAGCTTAACGGAGTCGCTAGGGGTCTTATGGGACTAAAAGGTCTTGTCGTAGGTGTTGGGGCAGGTTTGCTTGCTAAAAGTTTTGTGGATGCTGCTGACGCTGCCGAAAATTACCGTGTGCGGTTAAATGTTGTTTTGCGGAGTCAGCAAGAGGCTAACTTATTGTTCAAAGAAGTTGGGGATTATGCCTCTACCGTAAGTTTTGAGTATAAAGACCTTCTTGAAAGCTCCACACGGCTTGCAGGTGTAATGAAAGGAGGGGGCCAGGAGGTAACGCGGTACTTGCCTATCATTGCTGACTTAGCTGCAGCAACGGGGGTAGGAATTCAAGAGGCAACCGGTCAAGTTATTAGGATGTATTCTGCAGGTGCGGCAAGCGCGGATTTATTCAGGGAGCGCGGTGTGCTTTCTATGTTGGGGTTTCAGGCGGGGGTAAAATACACGGCTGAAGAAACTAAGAAACAATTGATTGCAGCTTTCGAGGATCCTGAAAGTCGATTCAGAGATGCATCTAAAGAGCTGGCTAAAACGTGGTCCGGCATGCTTTCTATGATGAGCGATAGATGGTTTCAATTTCGAAACCAAGTCATGGAGGCCGGGGTTTTTGATTATATTAAAGCCGCAGCGGACTTGTTTCTAAAATTTATGGATGATCTTAAACGTAAGGGTAAGTTCGGTGATTGGGCAGCGGAGCAAGCAAAGGTTGTGATTAATGTATTAGGCAAAATAGCCATTGCCGCAAGTTGGGTTTTAGACATTTTTCGTGGCTGGAATATGCTTTGGCAAGGGCTAAAGATTGCGGCATCTGCTTTAGGGATTGTGCTTACCAAAATAGCAAGTGCACTTAATTGGATCACAACCCAAATGATGAGTGCTTTAGAAGGTGCCGTGAGGATGGCTAGCAAGCTCACATCTGTTTTCACCAAAATAGGTCTAGGTGGGAATCTATCAAGAGATATTGAGGCTATGGCTGACTATTTATTGGCCTCAGAAAACAATCTTAGACGGATTGATCGAGAATATGATCAACAAATCCAAAATTTAAAAGAGGTAATTTCTAATAGTTCAAAAAATCTAGGACAACTAGGTGAACAGTTAAATTACAATGAACGTATTAAAAAAGTACTTAAAGAAATTAACGATCTTGTCGAGAAGCGTAGACGAATTAGAGAAGCCAATGCATGGGGGCCATTTAGACCTGTCCCTGCCGGAAGTGGTTCACCTGATTTGGCTGGTGGTAAAGGTAGCAAACCTGTAACAGATGTTGATCGTATTCGAGCAGAATTAACTGAGTGGGGCGCTATTCAAGGAAAGCTTCTAGCACAGCTTGATTCAGAATTCTCTGCTTTTGGTAAGGTGGCGGAGTATTATGATGTGAGGATTAGTAAAGCTAAGGAGGCTTTCCAATATGAGCATAATTTATTAGAGCAGGTATTAGAGGCGGCAGATAAACCCAGAGAACGGCATAAAGCAGCTATTGATATTTATGTTCTAGAACAGAATCATCAAAAGGAACTAATCAATCTAGAACTAGCCCGTTCTCAAGCTATCCAGGAAAGGCTCAAAAAGGAGCAAGAGGTATTAGAGGCTAGACAAAAAGGAAAGACACAGGCTGCAGGACTAGTCCGTGGAGCCCAATCACGGGTAGGCGTCTTTGCGGCCGGGGGTTTAGAAGCACAGTTTGCACAGCAAAATATAGACCTTGAGAATCGTCAAGCTGAGGAGCAACAAAGGTTATTAGACTTAAAGAAAAAAGGTTATGCTGACGAGTTAGACGCGTTTAAATTGCACCAGGCCCACATGCTCGAGCAAGAAAAGCTTATGGCAGACCAAAGAAGTATGCTTGTCAATACTTACTTTAGTGCAACAAGGAGTGTTCTAGGCAATGTCAGTAGTGCTTTTCAGGATTTCTATAAAGCAACTGGTGAGCGTCATAAAGAATTTTTTCATCTGTATAAGGCTGCTGCAGTTGCAGAAACGATCATTGGTACCTATCAATCGGCACAAGACGCATACAAATCTCTGGCAGGGATCCCTTATGTGGGGCCTGCGCTGGCTGCGGCAGCTGCTGGAGCCGCTATTGCTGCAGGTGTTGCGCGTGTAGCTGTTATTCGAGCCCAAAAAATGGCTGTAGGTGGTTTGGTAGGGGGCCAGGATATATCTGATGGTGGAACTATCGAAGGATATAGCCCCACAAGTACTTCAGATAATGTTCCTGTACAAGCTACCGCGGGGGAGTTCATGCAACCCGTATCGACCGTAAGACATTATGGAGTTCAAGCAATGGAGGCCATACGTCAAAAACTTGTCCCGCGGGAAGTACTAAGTCAATTTGCTAGTCCTGGATTACGATCTCCTGCTGGAGCTTTCCTAGCTGGCGGGGGCATGGTCGCCTCAGGGGGGGCTGGATCAAGTTATAGTGTAAACGTACCCGTAACCACGATAGACACGGTTGATGGGCTAGCTACGCGTTTACAGGGGTCAATTGAAGGGGCTGTTAGGCGTATACTTGACGAGGAGTTAAGCTAATGGCCACATTGGACAAAGGGACCGGCCTTCAGACATTCGGGAACTATAAATTCTACTGGGATCCGAATGAGATGACTATGCCCTATAGCGAAAAAATAGTGGCAGAACAAATCACGTTCGGTGGATCACAATTATTTGAGTGGGCGGCTACTATCGTCGGAAAAGAGGTTGTCCTAAAATGGGATTTTATGCCTTTGGGAATGTATAACAACCTTAGACGAAAATACCTAAGAACAGGGCAGACCTATACATGGAACCCCCAACTTGCTAATGGTGAGACTTTTAGTGTGGTCATTAAAAATTTAGAAGGCACATACTTCAAACATCTGAATGAGGACAATACCTATAGAAAAGATGTTACTATGGTCTTGAGCATTCGAAGTAAAGTTTTAACAGCCACGACCACAACTACAAGTACCACAACTTCGTCAACCTCAACCACATAGAGATAGAGGCTGATATGAAGGTTACAAAAGAACACGTAGATCATGCACTCAATATGTTAGGTGTCCTTGGCCCGTTTATTCGTATGAACCAATGCGCCACTTCCTTTGAGCAACTAAGTAAAGCTTTTGATGAGTTTAAAAAAATCGTAAAGCAACGTTATCTAGCTAAAGCAAAACGGTTGCACCCAGATAAGGTTAATGGTGATCAAGAGAAAATGAAGGACCTAAATGCAGCCTATGATCTTTTCAAAAAATTAAAGATAGAACGGCCAAGGCCTCAACCGAGAGTGGTTATTGTTCATAATTTCGGATCTTCTTTTGACACAGCGACAAACACAAGCACAACATATACATCAACCTGGCCACCAACACGGAGTTATTAAATGGCCCGTTCTTTAGCCGCAAACCTAGAAACAGCACTAGGTCAGGATGTGCATGAACCCGCTTTGAGTTTAGTAAGTGAAAGCTTCGCTGATACCATTCCGATGGATGGCAATGCTTTTGGTTTTAATAATAACTACACGTGGCGCCCTTACTCTATTTATCATAGTAGTGGCAGGTTAATAACGATTATGCGTGACGTTAACGCGGGGGAACTTGTAGCTGACGATGTAGCACTTGTTTATACTGATACGGATCGTACCTCGTTTACTAAAGTTACGGTAAGCGGTTTAAGTAGTGGTGTAGAAGAAAATATTGATTATCTAGCTATTGCTGAAAAGGCCGATGGCAACATTGCCGTGATCATGTCGCGCTACGGGTCGAGTGATAGTACTGAGACGATTTACAGTGCCACAATATCACCCACGGGAACGGTTATTACTTCACCGGCATCATTGACCACACATCCACGTGCCACTAATGGGGAGTATGGTGCATCGGGATTATCACTAGCCCTATTTAGCGATGGAACGTATTACTGTGTGTACTCCTACACTACGGCATCTGGCTGGGATCTCTACAAACTAACAAGCGCTGATTTTGATAGCTGGACAGGGCCTACTCAGATCGTTCCATCGGGGTTAACATCAGGAAGTAACGAGGAGCTTGAAGGAGTCTATGTTTTCGAGGATACGGTAGAGCAAAATGATTGTTTTTTGTTATTTGCTTACTCGGATACAGTAGAAAGTGCTGAAAATAAAGTTTTTAATATCTATAGCATGCTTTCTGCCGACTATGGTTCAACTTGGGGCGCACCTAGTGCACGAACAGAATACACTACTTTAGGCAGCAGTGCGAAAAGTCCAGTCATTATCCAAAAAAGTTCTGGAATGCTTTACCTTGCATTTTTTGAGCAAAACGGCGTCCTACGAATGGACGAAAATACGACCGATTGGCAGGATAGCGACTTTGGGGCGTGTCCGAGTGGTTTTACTGTTCGGACATTCTATTACAACGCTACTTATGGGCATATTACGTGTAGCTATGGCGCACCTAGTACTCATGCGGGTACGAAGCAACTTTGCGGAGTGCTTGTTATTGATATGTCAACCTGGACAATTATCAGTAATTTTAATGAATACTCGTCACCAGCGATGAATCAAGCCTTTGCTGATGTGTCTATGGTAGAGGGGAGTTATGAATTTGCTCAAGGAACGAAATTTATTTGTGCGGCTACTGACTCGTCCAGTGAATACATAGGCGAAACCCTTTATGCGTACACTTCAGTATGCATTATGGTCCTGGATGTAGAAGCCGAGAGTATAACACATTACGTGTTTACGATAGATGGGGACGAACCATGGTCTAGTTACGGTCTTTCAGGCAACATCTTAATGACAGGTCCAAGTTGGTTTAGTGGCAATGCGTCGGAATACATGAGTTTTGGTATGGATGCTGTGTGTTTGAATGAGACCGATGCTGATAAAGTTTATTTGCTTTGGAGTGATGATTATCCAGCAAACCAACGTGGGTATCATATCTGCTCAATTGATCTTTCGGCTGCAGCCGATGATAACGGCTACTATGATGTTACTTGGTATGGGGGGCGACATGGATCCCATTGGGATAGATACGAAATCTACACAATGCGACAGATCCAAGTAAAAGACGATGCAGGTTATATAATTGTCAATGCTGGAGGTAGTGGGTCAACTTTCAAAGGGGGGGTTGCCGTACTTAGCACGGACGGTTCATTACTCTATGAATGGTTGACACTAGTAGATTCTGACTTTCCCTATCATGGCACATCAAACCATCTATCATACTATGATAACCACCTCTATTTTAATATCCTCTATAACAATGGTGTAGGCTACTCCAACATGCGGGGGATGTGTGATATCAACATAAGTACCGGATCCATAAGTTATCATCGGCCTACATGGTCTAGTGACGATGATTATTTTTTAAAAGGAAAGTATGCCTTTGATGAAATTAATAATGTCATCTGGATGAGTACATACCACGAGGTAAACTCCGGTGAGTACATTACTGCAGCTAGTTTTGACATTGCATCCGGTGCATGGACTTACTACACTCATGTAACGTTTCCTGGTATTCCTGAGGAGTCCACAAGCCCCAGTTATGGTCAAAATATTTTCTATGATTCTAATACTGGAAACGTGGGTGTTGGCCTAGGCCTCATGTACGGAGTCAACACTGAGTATGGTTGCATTCTTTTTAATGTCTCCTCGGACTTTAATCAAGTCAAATACTTAACGGCAACCTACACGGCGGGTTGGGTATGGGGGGCTCATTCGGCTATTGCTACTCTAGTACAAAGCACCTCAAGCTCAAATCCTGCAGCAGCCGTTGACAGTGATGATATTATGTGGGTCCTTTGGGATAATTATGCATTCGCCACGGACTTGCAAACTCCCTATTGGGATCGTGATATGGGAGAATATGATCTCCATGACTTCTTAATCGGATCTGTGAAAGTTAAATGGGAACTTAAAAAACCAAACAGTTTAGATTTTTCTTTGTCGCGTGGTCAACTTTTTGACCCCCAAAATCGTTACAGTGCCTTAAGAGATATTGTCAAAAAGGGACGCCTCCTAACCCTTAAAATGGGGGAGAATTATCTAGGGGTTGAATATCTTGAGGACCAAGGAACATATGTGGTTACTCGAGTGAATCTAAGTTACGGAAAGCATACCTACCCAACCGTAAATGTTCATGCTGAGAGTTTATCAACACTTTGGAAAGATACTCATGTGGTGGCTTCGGGTCTTTTTGTGGGGCTCCCTGATGCTGCTATTAAAAGTATGCTACAAACCCATGGACAATTGACGGCATCTGATTATGATATTCCTCTACTTAGTAATGGCCACCTACTTGATCATCAATGGATTGATCAGAGTCTTTGGGAAATCTTAGAGGACATTTTTGACCACTGGTTTTATGTTATGTATGATGATCATGACGGTAAGTTCTCATGTCGATTGCTTGATATCGATAAAGACGTAGACCATACTTACAGTGGTAAAACCCAAATTGCTCAATTCACACCAGATGATTCTCAGTCAGACTTTACTAATGCGGTCAGGGTAATTGGGGAGTCGCAAGACCTTATCGATGTTACGTATGATGAGGAAATGGTGGGAACCCTCGTCGGTACTGTCGGTTGGTGGGAAAAGGAAACAACACATAAGGTATACTATGGGGGGGAAGCAAAAAGTTCCAAACGAAAGTGCCTTGACCCCAGATTAAATATTGTCCAAAGTGTGCAGCTCCAAGGTCTTTTAATGGATGCTTTAGCCTTTGGCGATGGTAACGAGGCGATCACTAGTACAGGGGATGATACATATTGTGTAGTTACCGTAAACATTCCTGACCTGACCGTATCTGTGGCAGCCTCAATTGCTTTAGTTGCGGGATTTGGGATTAGTGCCATTGGTTGCGATAGTTATTTGACTAAGGTAGGTTATTGTGGGGCTATAACGGCAGGATTGGCTGTTGCGACTGGTGCCGCTATGTATCTTCTTGCTGCAGTCGCGAATTATCAATATGAAATTTGGGCGCGGCCTAAGGGTGAAGAAAAGCAATCTATTCAATATCTCGCCCAAGACACAATCCATCAGCAGGAATTAGGGGGGCGAGTAGTTACAAAAGAAATTAATGATCCCCTCAGCATCACAGTAAGTGAATGCAAGCGAGTAGCCGCCGGGAACCTTGAGATTGTTCAGGCACAGCGTGATAGAATACGCTTCAAAAAAACAGCACATATGCAAGATGAAATCCTGGATAAGATCAGAATTATTCATCCTTATAGTGATGAAACTATTGATGTGATCATTACGAGTATCACACGAACCTATAAAAAGGGTAAAGGTGGTGATGCTGGTTTTTGGGATGAAATAGAGGGTTGGCGCGTAAATTAAGGTAGACCATGAAACTTTATGGTAAGCAAAAAATAAAACAAAGTGTCGATAAACGGGCAGACCTCGCGCAATCCGACAAAGACGCCATAATATGGTCTGTTAACTTGGCACAGCACTATGCGTATGTGAAAATTCAAGGTAGTGATACTCAGATCAAAGCGCATTATCCTGGAAATTGGGATTATTTGCCGCGGTGGTTAAAGCCGGGCAACGCTGTTAGGTTGCGCCATAAACAAGGCAAGCGTGGGTATATTGAGATCATAGGACCTGGAAGGGCTATTCCTAGTCCTGTAACAGGTGATAATTTTCCAACGGCAACAACCCCCTCAGATGCTGTTCTTACGGGTATGAACGTTAGAGAAACATCTCCTAATCCATCCATGGCAGTAGCAGTAGAATCTGGGACCTATCGAATTAATGGGGTTACGTATTCGTTTTCTGCTCCGGTAACCTATGCAATCCCTATGCGTAATCCAGCAGATATGATTATGACTGCCACTAGTTCTCACGTAATGGGGGCTGGAGATCATAGGGTTATTATAGGGAATGCTCCAGCAACGGGTTACTGTCGATATGATATCATTATCATTGGCACAGATGAAGTGGTCAATGTTATCGAAGGTGTGCCTGCTTTACTTTCCTCAGGGCCTACCATGCCCGATACGCAAGCAAACCATGTAAGATTGGCATGGGTATTTTTGTATGCGGGCTTAACGGTGGTTCGCAATCACGATATAGATTACACCTGGGTCGCGCCCTATCCCGTAGAATTAGAAAGTGACTGTCCTGAGGGAGGTTGCATTTTAAGGTGGAATCCTACTGATAATTACCCGGAACGCAACCCAACATGGACTATAAAAGACCAATATGATCAAATAAACAATGATGTAGATGGTGCGTTGGTCAATATTGTTATGTACGGTACGGGGACATTTAAAGGTAGTGCCGATGCTGCTTATAGAAATAGTGGGGATACTGGTTATAGCTACGTACTGGCGGGACAATTAACGGTTACTTATAAACGCGATCAAACGTTGACCGTAGAAAACGAACCTGTTTTTATCGTGACACTAGATGACTACCCTTACCTAAAATCTATCATCACCATAAGTCTTGAGTTTGCGACATCAACCACGACCACGTCAACTACGTCAACTACGTCAACCACGACAACAGTATCATTTGACGAAGATCTAGTAGGTTACTATACAATGAACGACGCCCAAATTGCGGGGAGTACGTTGACTGACCTAAGCTCGAGTAGCAATGATGGAACGTTAGTTGGAAGTCCCACCACAGGAGAAGGTGGTAGTGTAGAAGAAAGTGTTTTATTTGTGCCTCCAACACCCCAATACGTGAACCTAGGGGATGTAGTCGAGCTTGAGTTTAGCAGTGGTGATTTTAGCTTTGCGTGTTGGGTCTATTGCACCGAAACATTAGATGGTACGGACAATGCCAATTACGAAATGTTTAGCTGTGAAACATATCAAAGTGATGGATGGAAAATTTACGTAGGCAATACCCCCGCAAACCATGGTAAAGTGGTTATTAGGACTAACCAGTCTGGAACGTCTACTACAGTATCAACGGTGAGTCAGGTTGTATTTTCCAATACTTGGACGCATATCGTCTTTACGAAAGAAGGGACAACTCCTAGAATCTTCATCAATAAGAATTCTGTTTCAGTAACTCCCCCGACTATCTCATCCCCCGCTGCAGGTACTACTGTAAAACATATCGCTGGCACGAGTGAACGTTTTGCAGGAAACCTAGATGATATGCGTTTTTACAGTCGTGCATTAAAGCAGTACAATATTAACCAGATATATTCCAAGAGTTTGACGACAACCACGACAACCACAACAACGTAAAGAAGGTTTTATGGATAAACTATTAGCTGAAATACTCAATGAGTTAAAATACCAAACGAGGCTGCTGGAAACTCTCTTTGAGACCAAAAGGGCTAATGGTACTGAGGATCCTATGGAAAAAGTCATGAATATGATCATAAAAATGCCATTTATTGCAAAAATGGGGGTGGATCCTCAGGACCTCAAAAACGCAATTATAGGCGATGGAAAGCAAGGTAAGTAATCATGACTTCAAATTATCACACGCAGTGGACTGATGATACAACAGAGTACAAACAAGCCGATATGCGGACACCCCTGGCTGACTTGGACAGCAAAATTAGTGATATGGATAAAAAGTGTTGGTTTCTTGCCGCCAATTTCGTGAACGCGAAACCACCTGACGATGCTTATCTCATGCGGATTATTATTGGGCAATACATGGTCCTGCAAAGTGGCGCACCGGGGAGTCATGCAGGATGTGCTACGGCTCCCACAGCAAATGCTACACTTACCATAAAGAAAAATGGTAATAGTGTAGGAACAATCCTAATCACGGCAGGGGGGACTACTGGGACATTCACGGTATCTGCTGATAAGCGTTTTTATGCCGGGGACGTTTTATCAATACAAGCGCCTGCCAGCCAAGATGCAACGCTCCAAGATATCAGTGTTACGCTCAAAATGACAGCTCCACCTAGCTATACCTCGACAACCTCAACCTCGACAACCTCAACAACTACAACAACTACAACGACGACGACAACGACAACTTAAGAGGGGGGGTCATGGCCACAACGACAACGACCTCAACAACGTCTACGACCTCAACAACGTCTACGACAAGTACCTTACTAGTGACTAATGGACTCTTAGGTCACTGGACCATGGATGATTCTGACATTTACGGATCAACTATTGAAGATCAGAGTGGTTATGGGAACGATGCGGAAATGAGCGGTACTCCTGATCCCGGTACTTGTGGCGCAATTATAAACGTGATAAGTTAGCCTTTTTTAACTCCTCTATGGGATATAAAAGGAAAACTATCATGGACGAAACACACAATCTAGAAGAGATCAAACAACGGGTAGATACTCTGAAAACCACTAAAATAAGGGCACAAGAACGCCTAGATAGTGCCATGGCGCAGCTTAAAGAGAACTATGGCTATAAGTCTATTGATGAGGCACAAGAGGCCTATAACAAGACTCAAAAAGAGATTCCACTCCTCGAAATGAAGCTCAATAAACTTCTTGAGCAAGTCGAGACCAAGCTATCCTCTATTGAGCAGTCACTCTAAGTCTTTTTCTCAGTAAGAGGTTAAAAATGGATCGACTAACTAAATTGCAGCACAGGTACCAACGTGCAGTAGGAACTCATACGCAGCTATTGAAGCATGTTAGTACTATTGAAAATGAAATAGTCGTGCGGGAAAAGCAAGAACGCCACATTCTTGCGGCTCAAACTGTTATTCGCGAGATAGCAGATAATGCACGGCAGGAATTTAAGGCGGAAGTAGATAGGCTTGTGACACTCGCAATCCGTAGTGTGTTTACCGAGGACTTTACTTTTGATTTACAAATGAGTACGGATAGCGGACGATTGCAATGTTGCCCGGTCGTTTGGGAGCAATGCGGAGAAACCCAAATTGAATATTGTCCAAAGGACGATATGGGAGGGAGTCTACTTGATCCTATTGGGTTTGCCCTACGGGTTGTTTTACATCAATTTCAGGTCCATCCAGCCAGAGCAATGTTCTTACTTGACGAGCCTATGAAAAATTTGGGACATGGGGAACTATTGGATCAGGCAGGGCAGATGCTTATTGAGATCAGTCATAGTCTTAATTTGCAATTGATCATCATAACCCACGAACCGGAGCTTATTGATGTGGCTGACTATGCTTGGCAAGTGTCGCGAAATAGTGGGGGTGAAAGTACGGTTGAAAGGGCTGATTGATATGGATATACCTAAAAACATCGATGTAGTAAAGGCAGGACAAGCCAACACATTGCAATTTGTGATCACGCAGTGTGCAATGGATTTTAAAAGGATGCTGCTAGATGCGGGATCTGATACTGATCAATATGTATCATTTTTTAAAGCTGCATTGCAAGAAGTCTATTCTCTAGGTTATCGTGATGGCATCTTGGTGCAACAGATAAATACATTGGAGGCAGCAAATGATTAAAGCTGTGCTTAGAGATTGTGAAAATAGAACAGTGGTGTTTTTGGGACTATCTGAAACGAATGTAGCGCTATTGCACGACGATAAACCTATATACTTTGATATGAAGGGACTAGGAGATGTGTCGGAGCTGGAGGTAAAGCTTAAAGACGCAAGGGTAGTTATAATAGTAGGTAAGACCGAAAACAGTATCCTTAGGTCCTTAGAAGTGCTTATGGGTCCTGGGACTCCTATAATAGATCAAACCAAGCCAGTGAAGTGACTATGTCTAAAACAAACAAAGTTGAGGTCATTAACGAACTGCTTATCAGAAAACTGTTTGGCGAGTCCTTGCAGAATAAACGTAGACGTATCAACTATAATTTGCACGATCCTAACGACCCCTACCAACGATTTGTGAACGTGATAAACGTTGGAAGCTACATGCGGCCTCATAGACACGCCGAAAGTGATGATGAGACGTTCACAATTCTTCAAGGCACCTGTTTAGTCGTTATTTTTGACGGGCAGGGGGGTGTTAGTGCTTCACATCTTCTGAACAGCCCTAGGGGACACTATGTAGTGGATATTCCAGGGGGGCATTGGCACACAGTGATCTCGTTATTGGATGGCACGGCAATCTTAGAAACTAAGAAAGGGCCTTACGATCCCAAAACTGCAAAAGAGTTTGCATTGTGGGCGCCCGAGGAGGGCTGTGAGGACGGTATTGCATACCTACAGCACCTTTTAGGGCATAAAGTTGTCCGGGCTTGTACAGCTTTATACGAAACTTGACTTACCATATCCACGGTACCATGATAAGCTGGGCATGTCTGGATCTTGTAATTGTGCCCCCCCTCTCGAAACACCCCCTAAAAACAGCAATGCGGTAATTATTAGGGGGTGTTTCTTGGGGTCTGATAATGGTGATTATGTCAACTAAACAGGGCTTCCCCTCATATCAGCCACACTGGGAGAAACTAGATAAGGTTATGGCACGAATGAAACCACGTGAATGCGTTTGTGATAAAATCGGTCTAGGGGCATGTCCTGTCCATGGCCGTGAAAACATACTTCAAGATAAATTAATCCGAACTA